GGACTACGTCGCTGGGTGCAGAATCAAGAAGACGCTCTTTGCAGACCTTCTGCCAGATACACAGAATGTCCCAAGCATCCCCAAGGGGCACATGCCCTACGTTGCAGAATGCAGCAAGGGTTCGGCCAATGTAATCTGGTTTCATTCAATCCTTAACAGATACTCTCCGTTCGAACAAATCAAGTTAGCACTTCGTGGAAGAGGCCCGTATGAGGTCAAAATTCGTGCTTATGGCTGGGCGGAGTCACTTTCTGGCTCCCAGTTCCCTAGGTTTGGGGAGGCCTGCATCATACCAGAAGACCTAATCCCAGACGAGGGCACCAATTACATGGCAGTTGACCCCGCTGGGGCCAGAAACTGGTTTATGCTATGGATGCGTGTCATGCCAGATGGCAACAAGTTCATCTACAGAGAATGGCCCGACATTAGCATGGGCGAATGGGCCATGGCTGGAGAGAAGCACGACGGCAAGGCTGGCCCAGCCCAGCGTCAGGGTGCTGGAATGGGTCTGGACGAGATTAAGACCCACATTCTTAACCTTGAACAAGGAGAGGTTATCGCAGACAGGTATATCGACCCCCGTGCTGGCGGAACTACCATAATCCAGAAGGAGGGAGGAACGACCCTCATCCAATTGCTAGACGACGGAGACAACCCAATGTACTTCACTCCAGCCGCTGGACTTAGGCTGGAAGAAGGTATCTCCATTATCAACGACTGGTTCGCCTATGACCCTAATCAGGAAATCTCCATGGTGAACCTTCCTAAACTTTTCATCTCCGAAAAATGCCACAATCTGATTTGGTGCCTTAGAGAGTGGACTGGGCTGGACGCCGAAAAGGGTGCCAGCAAGGACCCCATCGACACTCTTAGGTATCTGGCTGTCATGGACCCTATGTATGGAGGTTCAGAGTCCTACAAGGCAATCGGAGGAGGCTCTTACTAAAATGCTACCCAAAGAAACACCCCCACTGCTTAGGCTGGCCGACGCCGCCCGTATCTTCAACCTTTCCAAGTCCACCCTCCTGAGACTCAGGAACAAGGGTGCCATCAAGACTTTCAAGACCCTAGGCGGACAGCACATGTTCTTCAGGGACGAAATCATCAACTTTATCAATCAGAACACCCATGAACTTCAAAAGCCCGACTCCCCACGCTGACAAACTAGCATACCACGCCGAGAAGCCAGACATCAATCTGCTCCTCGAAGAGTACCAGAGGTCCGCCTTCCACGGCACCATGGTCTCCAAGATGAACTATGCGGACGACATCAGGCTCACCAGATGGTCTGGTCAGACTGACGACGGAAAGAAGCACTCTTGGGCACGTCCCGACGGAGACCCTGCCTTCCCGTTTGAGGGTGCATCTGACGTACGCATCAGGCTCGTTGACAGACTGATTAACGACCAGAAAGCACTCCTTCTTACGGCCTTCAAGGGTTGCACCCTCAAAGTCGGTGGCACTGAAATCACTGACACCATGTCAGCCGCATCGTCCACCACTTTGATGCGTTGGATGGTCGAGACAAAGATTAAGAACGAACTCCACAGGGAGGCGGAACTCGCCGCAGATTATGCCCTTACTTACGGATGGTCCGTGGTGCAGGTCACTTGGGAACAGCAGATTGGCACCAGAATCAACAGCATGAAACTGGATGAACTCCAGAACATGGCTTTGGCTGAAAAGCAGGAAGGAAACATCAATGGAGGAGAAGGTACTTTCACTAAACTCTTCAATGCCGTAGTTGACCCCTCCAAGGAGGAGTACGCCTTGGCCCTTCTTAAGGACGTCATGCCCCAGATGAAACAGAGGGACATGAAGAAGTTCGTTAAGGGCATGCGTGAGAATGGAATCGGGGAAATCCCAGAAATCTATGTTCAGAGGAACCTGCCTCACGTGGAAGCACTTAAGCCTTTTGACGAGGTATGCTTCCCTCCAGAGACCTCGGACCTCCAAAAGGCCAGAGTCATATTCCGAAGGCAGTACATGACCGAAGTAGAACTTCGCTCTACGGCCAAAATCGCTGGCTGGAACAACGAGTGGGTCGATAGTGCGGTCAATAGCATGGGTAATCACTATTACTTCAATGACCCCAACCTGATTCCGACCACCACCATGCTTAACTCGAACATTCAGCGTGGAGACAACCTTATCGAGGTAGTGTGGGCGTACTACAGGCAGTTAGACGCAAATGACGTGCCAGCCATTTACTACACTGTTTTCAACCCTCAGGTCGGTGCAGACCTTTATGCGAAACAGGACATTCTGAACTACGCACACGGAGAGTATCCGTTCGTGGAATACAGGCGTGAAAGAAACAGAAGGGCCGTTGCCGAGTCCAGAGGCATTCCAGAAATCAACAAGACCGAACAGGATGAGGTAAAGGCTCAGCATGACGCCATTAGGGATAGAACCGCATTTGAAGTCCTGCCGCCAGTCAAGGTGGTGAAGCGTATCGGTGCCCTTAACCGCATCGCCCCCGCTCAAGTGCTCCCTGTTTCAAATAAGGATGACTACACTTGGCTCGAATCACCCAGAAGCGATGCAGGTATGGCCTTTCAGGTCATCCAGCAGGTTGAGCAGAATTTGGGCAATTACTACGGATTTGCTGTCGGTGAACTGATTGACCCCCAGAAGGTCCAAATGCTGAAGCAATTGCAGGTAGACGGATGGCTCATGTTCTGGAACAGGGTCTACACCCAGATGTTCTCTCTCAGCCTACAGTTCATGTCTGAAGAGGAAATCATCCGAATCACTGGTAGCCCCTTGAAGCAGGGCATGCAGGACATCCACAGCCAGTTTGACTTCAACGTACGCTTTGACGTGCGAGACACGGACCCTGAATTCGTCCAAAAGAAACTGGAAGCCATCATCAAGACTGTCGTGCCCCTTGATAGCGGCGGCATCATCGACAGAAACAAGTTGGTTAAACTGGTCATCGAGTCTATCAGCCCTGACGCCGCCCGAGAACTTGTCATCGACCAAGCCACGGCGTCCCAGAAACTGTACAAGGATGTCGTCAGCGACATCGGCATGATGATGCTCGGCAACGAGGCCCTTTACACGGAGATGGACCCAGCCGCATCGAGCAAGATGCAGTTCGCTCAGGACATCATTCAGAAGAACCCCAAGGCTCAACAGGCACTCCAGAGCGACAAAATCTTCCAAATCCTGTTCCAGAACTACACCAAGCAGTTGCAGTTCTCCATCGACCAAGAAAAGAACAAGCAAATCGGTAGAATTGGTGTTTCCCCTGCCTCCGAAGAGATTCAGAAGGAATTCGGTGAGGCTCAGGCCGAGCAACAGGCGGCTCAACCGCCCCAGCAGACCCAAAATACCACGATTAACGTCAATACCAGCCCCGTAGCATGATGACCGAAGAACGTAAGAAAATCATCAAATCGTTCCAGTTTAGGACACATGAAGGGGAAGACCTCTACAAGAGCGTTTTGGTCGTATGCGACTTAGCCCTACAGATTGAGATGTCTAAGGTTATGTCTCCAAATACTGTCGGAGAGGCGAGAATTCACTCCGCAGGACGCCTTGACGCAATCAACGACATGCTTCTTGAGATTCAGAGACTCAGAGAAGAGGCTAAAGCCGACCAGTCTTAAGAGAAAAGCGACTCAAAGCATGGTGCAGACCATGACACGCTTGCTGGGCGAATAAAAAGGGAGTCAACTTTCAACGCTTCTGGGAGCACTAAACCCTGACTATGGAAGAAAACACCAATCAGCCTAACGCTGACCTCGAACTTGGGACCGAGGTTAATACCCCCATGCCAGAAAACAACGTTGAGGTTACACCCGACTCCTCGACTAAAGACCAACTCGCTGATTTTTTCATGCGAGCCTTATCTGACGGGCAGATGAAGACGGAGAGTGGAGACTCCGAAAACAAAGAATCCGAAGCAGAGGCTGATGATACCGAAGCCGTACAGGCCGAAGAATCGCAAGCCGAAGCGACCACCGAAGCGACCACCGACGAGGTTCGTTATGATGAAGATGGCACTCCTAAGGGTGTTCAGAAGCGTCTCAACAAACTTACGGCCCTTCGACGTGAAGCAGAGGAACGTGCAAAGAAACTCGAAGACGAACTCGAGTCGCTCAAGCGTCAACAGGCCACTCCTGTAAAACCCGCTACAAATAACCCTTATGCGGCGTTAGACACGGATGAAAAACTCAAGGCCGAGTACGAGCGACAAAGGAAGATTCGACTGTTCTGTGAACGTTACCCAGACGGATACTACGATGGTGAAAGTGAGGACAAGAACGTTTCCAAGGAAGATGTTGCCAAGGCGAAAGTCACGGCACTTAGGGCCATGGAAGAGTTCCTTCCCCAGCAAGCCCAATACAATCAAACCGCCAGAGAATACAAGAATCTGGCTCGCAAGGAGTTCCCTTGGCTCGACGACCCTACGGATAGCCGTTCGTCTACCGCCAAGAAGTTCATCGAAGCGGTGCCAGAAATCAAGAAGTTCCCTGACTACGAATTGTATGCGGCTCAGTTGGCATTGGGAATGGTTTCGTACAATTCCCAGAAGAAGAACGCACGTAACTTCGTCCAAAACCCAACTGTCCAAGTCCAACCTACCCAGACTTCCTCGGCACCCCGTCCCGCCATGCGTGTGGACGAAGTGAAGGCGAAGGAAAGTGTAGACCGCTTCCGCCGTTCAGGCTCTGTCGATGACCTCGCAGAAGTGTTTAAGAGCAAGTTCATCTAAACCAAAAACTATCATGGCTTCACTATTCGAATCCCAATTCAACAATCAGCGTCCGCTTCAGGGCTCTGACCCCCGTGCTGGCTCCACTGTCCGTGGTGGCAGAGTCGGTATCAGAGAAGAACTCTCGGACCTCATCGCAAACGTCGATGCCAAGGACACCCCCATCACCTCGATGGCTAAGCGTGGTTCCAAGCCTGGCAATACGACCTTCCGCTGGCAGGTTGACCGCCACCCCGACCCGTCGATTGAACTCGGCGTCCTCGATGGTGCCGACGTTGACCCGACGTCCCCCGCTACCAATCCTGCCTTCAAGCAGTACACCCTCGGCTACAGAGAAGAAGTGGAAAACAACATCCACATGTTCCGCAGAGCCGTCCACGTGTCCAACCTGACGCAGGACATCCTCAACGTCGCTGGCGTTAAGGACGAACTCAGCAGACAGTTGTCCAAGGCCACCATCGACCTCAAGCGTTCGATGGAAATGACCTTCACGTCTGACATCCTCCCCGCTATCGACGATGGTGCTACCCCCTACCGCACCCGCTGTCTCACGGCTTGGATTAAGAACTCCCTGCTCGCTCAGGACACCAACACTCAGCAGAAGTATGGTGCTCAGGCCCAGTCCATCCGCCCCATCGGTGAAAACTTCCGCACCCCTGCCTCGTCTATCGTTGGCTCTGGTGAGACTGTTGACCAGTTGGGCGAAAACACTGTTCAGGACCTCATGACCTCGGTCTATGAGCAGACTGGCCAGTTCAAGAACCACGAAGCCGTCGTTGGCACTGCCCTCAAGCGTCAGTTCACCAACCTCGTCTACACGAAGGCTTCTCCTGCTCAGGAGTCCAGAATCACGAACAACAGAGATGCCAATTCCGACAGCATCAAGGTGTCCGTGGACTACTTCGAGGGCGACTTCGGTAAGTTGGCTCTTATCCCGACCCAGTTCCTCCATGCTGGCGTGAACCCCTACACCATCGTGGATTGCGGCTCTGGTGCCTCTGGTGCCTCTTACACCGCTACTGGCAGATACGCCGTCGTCGATGGCGTCTACGCCGCCGCTGACGCCAACTCTGGCAATGGTGCTGGCCTCAATGGTGCCGCCAAGAACCTCGTCTGGCTCAAGGACGCTACCACCAACAAGTACGAGCGTGTTGCCTATGGCACCGCTAACGCCGTCCCTGCTCGATTCGCCACCGAATCCGAAGCCAAGGCCTACGTCAACCTCCACGCCAACAACGCTAAGTGCAAGGGCTTCATCATCCCTTGGGACATGCTCGAAATCCGCTACGGCGGTAACATCGCTCAGGTCCGTGAACTTACCGAAAACGGCGGTGGTCCTCGCAGAATGATGGAAGCGATGGCGGCTCTCGTCGTCCAGTCGCCCCTCACGTTCGGCATGCTGGACTACAAGGCGGCTACCTCGAACGGCGGTCTGCTGTCCTAAGCAGAGCGGAGCATGGCTGGCATCCAACCCATCCATGAATCCATCCCGTCCGACCTTCTTAAGCCTATGCTTGAGGAGTTTCGGACGGGGTGGGAACTCCGTAAAGTCCAAGCACACGCCCAGAAGAAACTGATTGGTCAACTCAATCAGCAACTTCACAGGCACGTAGACGGACTAGGTCAGTTATCCATGCGAATCCCAGTGGACTCCTACCACTACTGGGGCCAGCGTCTCGGATACGAATGTTGGAGAGACAAGGACTTCGTCAAAGGATTCCTTAGAGACAACCCTGAGTGTAAGGTTAACTCCAAAGCGGAGAAAACCACACTTCTGGTCAACGGGACTAAAGGCCTGTTCGACCAGTTTGGTAGGTCAATTTAATGCGTACCATCAACTTCAGCGAAATCCTGCATACAGCACTGCAACTCTGCGGTCTGGACAGGAACCTGACTACCCCCGATAGGTTCGCTACTGTGAGGGATTTCGCCTCCAGACGCATGCAGACTGTCTGGGAACAGCACGAATGGCCTGAACTTAAGAAGTACCAGCAGTGCCCGACGGGCTTGGTGGGTGAACGCCATAAGGTAATCCTGCCTTCCGACGTCGGTCAGGTGCTTGCCGTGTGGACGAGGGACCCTCTTGCCCATAACTCCATTGAAAAGGACTTCGCCATCAATGGAAGCGACTGCTTTATCCTCAACGCATTGGACCAGAGCGTGTGGGTTGAGTACAGAAGCGACGCCCCCAAGTTATTCGGCGACCCTTGGGACACCTCGGTGTCCTACAAAAAGGGCTCTCAGGTCTATTTTGATGCTGGTAGTGGCACTAATTCCCTAGTACCTGTCAGTGGAAGCCCAATACAGGGCAACTTTTATGAATACACTGGCGACACGCCTTCTGGCACTGGTTCAATCCCTACTCTCGGCTCTTGGCAAATCGTCCAAGTCCCCCGACTGTTCGGTTCCTATCTCATCCATGGTGTCCACGCCGATTATCAGCGTTCCCAAGGCCAGACGGAACTCGCCCAAGCGGCTGAAGCCGACGCCCAGACGGCTCTCGACCAAGCCCTCGACCAAGTCCTCAGGCAACAGGGCCAAACCCGCAAGATAAACTTCAGAACTTACTAAAATGTCATTCATTCATCAGCCCCAGAACATTCCGCACGTTGACGTGCTGGTCTTCAATAGCGTCGGTACCAAGGTTAAGATTCTCGAAGGCGTCAGAAATAGACGTGTCTTCGGCATCGTCAACACCTCCGACTCCGCCCTCCTCAACTTCTACCTCCAGCCCAATGGTGCTGGCTCTCCAATCGTCCTTACCCACGAAAAGAACGCCAACAAGCATGACGGCGGCTCGTTCGAATTGAACGGCTACAATGGCGAGGTCTGGGTCGATGGCGAAGGTTACGTCTACTACCACGCACAGTAATGCCTTTCAAGGGGGACATGCGTCTAGGTGGCCCTCACGACAACGAGGCCAACCTCAATGGTAGTTCCGACGGACCTAGCGTCCCGTCGGCTGGCACAGTCATTCAGTCTGGGTTGACTGCACCCATTTACGTATGGGCTTCGCACCCAGTTCAGGGCTCTATTCAGATTCAGACTGGAACAGATACGTACAACGTGGTCGCAGATGGCGTTGGCGGAACTACTAACGTAGTTACCTCTCAGACTTTCGTCCCTGAGGGCACGTTTATTGGGCCGTCCTTTAGCCCGACCCCCGTCACTTCTACGTACGACGGATACACTTTCCCTAACGGAAAGACATACGTATCAAGATACGTCTCTGATGGTGCTGGAGAGTACACAATCGGGAACGGAGTTGAACTGACTGGCAGTTTCTACGCAGACGGAACCATGGTTACTGGAGCACCGCAGTACTCTATCGTAGACCAATACGCAGTTCACCCAAATGATGGCACTTCCTTAATCTCTAACGGCAAGTACTCCTACGACTCATTCGTATGGGATGGTTCTGGGGAAATCTACATGAGCAGTGGACAGCCATACACTGGTGGCGAGTTCTACCCAGATGGCACCCTAGAGTCAGATGCCTCAGATACCAATCAAGAGGTTCCGAGTGGCTCTGGGAACTACTTTTTTGACGGAAACGACAACCGCTACGAGTGGGATGGTGCTGGCAACATTGTCTTTAGGTACAGCGGACTTTACACTAACGGCACATTTATCACGTCTTACGGAGACAACAACTACTACTGGGACGGAATGGGCGGTTATTACTCTGAGTATGCTGGCAGTGGCGGCGGCGGAAGTTCTTACCCTACTGGTGCCACTGGAAACACCACTAACGGAACAAACTACATAGACATTAACGGAAACCAGTACGAAAACGGAACGTACTACGGAGAAGAGTACCACGACGGAAACGGAGGATACACGTGGAATTACACCTACTCTTACGCCTCGTATGGATACGTCTTTACGTCTACTGATACGTACGATGAGTGGGGCAGTCCGACTGGCACTACCTACTACAAGTCCAACTACATGGGCGGCTACTACACGGAATCTTCTTCCTGATGGCCCTACGCAAGTACCAAGCATACTCAAATCAAGATGACCGCCTAGTAAGCACTGGTGACGGATTCCAGATGGTTCGTGGACGCAGTTTGTCTTCCGAGACAGAGCCTCCCGTTTTCACAATTTCAGCAACCGAAGGAGAGGAAGTTTCCGCAACCATTACTGGGGAGCATCCCAACTGGCACATCGAACTTGTGCTTAGGCGTGGAGAGAAGGGGGATACTGGTAGCGTAGGCCCACAGGGCCCACAGGGACCCGCTGGTGTCTGTGATTGCGATTGCTGTAATGACCCCGAATGCCCTCCCGCTGGAACTGTAATCAGTGTTTCTCCAGATAGAGTAGACATTTACTATGATGCTGGATGTGGCCAGTGGACCATTGGCTACGACAGGACAAGAATGATTGCCGACGGAAACTGCGGACAGAACGAAGAGACCTACCAAGAGTGGAACACTGGAGACATTGGTACATGCAATGGATACATTTATTCCGTCGATTCCAGTGGAAATGTGACCTCCAGACCAGAAAACCAGTGCCCAGAGGGGTACTACTGGAACGGAATCAGTTGCGAACCAATTAACAACGGCGGAAACGGACAATGCCCAGCGGGATACTACTGGGACGGAACATCCTGCCAGCCCGAACCATAATCAATGCCTAGAGAAATCAAACCAGACGGCGACCTTAGGTTCGAGGGCTTCTCCTCTTACCCGAACAGTGCCGCCTTCTCCCCTGAGGCTGGCATATTGGAGTACTCCGAGAACATGGAACTGATTGAAGGAGTAGCCATGCCCCGCAAGGGTAGCGTTACCGCTGGCACGGCGTCCGAATCTGTCACCTACGCTTGCTCTGCGTCAAGCACTAGTGGCGACAGCATTCTTCTCTGGGGGGCAAACCAACGTTTCAACTGCCAGAACGGAACGTTCACTTCGGTCAATCTGGCGGCTAAGCCAAAAGCCCGTGGTCAGGGCTATCAAGACGCCGTTACGATGGAGACCACCGACACGGACTTTACGGCTGGGGCAAACATCGTCGAGCGGCTGGTTACGGCAAAAGGGGATAAACTTAATTTTACCCTCTACACTGGAATTCAGGGATACGAGCCTGACGCCGCTTATCTGGTGCAAGGCACTTATGACAGCATTCAAGCGATTTTGCCAGACACGAACAGCATGCTGGTTTTCGGCAAAAGGAGTATTTACGAGGTGAAGGCTGGGCTCGGCAGACAGGCTAACATGAAGCGACAGCCGAGCATGGACGTATTTCATAAGATTACCAAGGTTTCGTCCGTTGACGGCCTTGCCGCAAAAGACGGCGTATGCCGACTAGGTTCAAACGTCCTGTTCATGGATACTGACGGCATCAAGATGGCTAAGTACAACGGAGCCCAAGCGGCCTACGAAGACGGCATGCCCCCTGTCTCGAACCAAATTGAGGACATCATCAACCTCATTGACCCAGCAAAACTGGCAGACGTGACAGCCGTATGCGTCCATGGCAGGGCTTATTTCTCGCTTCCATTGCTAGGCTCTTACAACAAGTCAGTCATCCTTGTCGTCAATCCATACAGCAAGACGCCTTTTGAATCCATCTACGTCTACCCTTACTCCATCGACATTCTCGTCACTGGGCGTAAGGACGGCGTAGTCAGGCTGTGGGGCATCAACAAGGCATCAGGCAAAGTCTACATGCTTAACGAGGGCACTACCGATAGTGGTTCCGCAATAACGTCCACTATCCGTAGTAGGAACTACATGCTCCAGTCGCACTCGGAAAAGAAGTATGACGATTTCTTCGTGTCGCTGGACACAAAAGGCCCTGCCGAAGTTGAATCTTATTTCATCGCAGTTAACCCAGACGGAAGATGGCTACTCGACAAGTTCAACGCCAAC